GCAGATGGTGGAACGGTTGAAGAAGCCAGAAATAATATTGCTAACGCACAAAAAAATATTGGAGCAGATACTACGGATATTATAAATCCTGTAAAAACTATGGAGGCTGCCGAGCAAGCTCGCAAAGTGGCTCGCGCAAATTCAGAAATTCTTTTCCTTCTTCAGCTCAGAAACATGAAGCCTGATGAGCGATTTAAATTTGTCAACAAGCAAAAAGATTGGATCAAATCTATTTCTGGCAAGGAAACAGATGAGCAACTTGGCATCAAGAACGCCCTAGCTCAATTAATGTCAATAGAAGATCAAAAAAATAAAACTTTAAATTTCCGAGACCTTGAAAGTTATCATGTTGGCAAAAGAAAAATGGGAATCGCAAAGGCGATAAAAACCCTACCGACTAAAATTGAAGTCGGCGTTTCGGAAATATATGAGGCAGTAAAGAAGTTTATCGAAGTAGGAAAAGAAGCTGAAATTTTCACAAATAATGTTAATGATAAATTTAAAATTGGAATTGGTTCTAGCTTGAATGACATAATTCAATCAGAGCCAGATTTGAAAAGGCATTTATTCCTTAATAATGTTGATCGTATGGCAAATACCTTAAACGAAGATGGAGCGTTAAAACTTTTGGGGGATATTGATCCTCTCCGCAGAGAATTTGAATCTCTTTGGACTGACACAAAAATATATGCTAAAACTGCAAAAGATTGGACATCAAGTGTCATTTTTGCAAATGACTATAACGAAATTGGAAACTTGCCTGTAATTGGCGAATTGCAAGAAAAAGAAAAACGAAAAATTGACACAAAAATACTTCAAAAATATTATCCTCCTGGAATTTTTGGTAAAATTTATGGCGACGCCCTTCAGCGTCTAGCAATTACTTCCCCGAATGAATTTTCTGGAGACATGGATGCGTGGGCCAAAAAAACAGATAGAACCAAAAAGCTTGGTTTAGATTTTGATTTTGAAAAAACGATTTCGGCCCTTATTGATAAGGCTCAAAATGATTTAGCAAATCAAAAAGCAGAAGGTCAAAAGCTTGCTAAAGCTAATGACTTGGTAAAAGGAATTCAGCAAGGTAGAATTGGTTCTTTGCAGACCCCAGAGCAAGGTATCGCTAAGATTTTTGAAGAGCGCAATAATGCTCAGTTTGGCCCTAAACAAGATATGGAGTTGATGAAGCTTCAGCTTATGGCCATGGAAGCCGATGCCTTTAATAAATTGAACCCTGCTGTTCAAACTAAGCTTTTGGAGATTAAAAGGCGTCGCATACTTGAAAATAAGTTGAGTCCTGCTGAACAAGCCCAAATGACTGCTATGGGGCTGGACAAGCTTATTAATTCCACCGAAGATGTAACGGGAGATGAAATTCGCGGTTACGCTGCAAACCGCAACAAAATGACCCTAATCCAAAGAGCAGCTCTAGATGTTCTAATGGGCAAAATTGCCGCTCAATCTCAAGGCAAATTTAATGAAGACCCAGACAGTTTGAGTTCAGCAGAGAAGGCAGCTTATCTCATTGCTGTGGACGCAGAAGGCCGATCAGCTGCCCTTGATGAAGTTAATGGCCGAAAAAATGCGATGACCTTAAATCGAATCGGGATGTGGATAACTTCCAACCCGGGCGCAATCAACAATATGCTAAAGAAATCTGAAGACAAAGGTCCTTTTGGTTATGCCAAAGACGCTGCTCTTCTTGAGATTCTAGCTAGTGCTTATGGTGCACCCACCACCTTACCAAAGGCCTCTGATGTATTTAAGGACAGAAGCCTAAAAAACAAAAAACAACTTGATGAAGCTGAAAAAGTTAAGCAAGATTTTTTGAGCCAAAAGGAAAATGCTATTGCTATTAGCCAAGCTGTTTTAGGGCCTGGTGTCGCAAACGGACTAATTGAAGCATTCAAATCTGGCAAAGGTCTTCTTGGATTTGCCTCTGGGGGTCTGGTGCCTGGTGTTGGTAATACTGACTCTGTCCGAGCCAATTTGCCGGTAGGCAGCTATGTTGTCCGCAAGTCTTCCGTTCAAAAATTGGGTGCTGACACCTTAGCTGCTCTTCCTCGCATGGCTAGGGGCGGGGTTGTTCCAGCCATGGTTATGCCTGGCGAACACATTTTCACGCCAAGCGAAGCTTCCAAGATTGGGAAAAACAATCTCGACCATATTAACTCTACCGGAAAATTACCAGGATATGCAGAAGGTGGCGATGTTGTCATCAACGGAGTCAAATACAATTTGGTTCCTGCTGGCGCTGCGAAGTGGGGCGGGAACCGAAATATTCAAATGGGGTTCCAACCGCAAACTGTTAAAAATACAGTCAATCCTTTAGCAAACAATAATAATGGCAATCTAAATGAACAACAGTTCCTCGCTATGGAAGCGATGAACCAAATGATTGGTGGCAATGGCGGAATCACGGGTGCCAAAGCTAAATTTTTCTCTCTTCGTGACGAACTAAAAAATCCAAGAAATAGAACCAAAGAAAAAATTGCTGAATTTCGACAACTATATGCAACTTTGACCAATCCGTTAGTTGCACAAATGGATGCGCAGCGTCAAATGCTTGGTGCTCAAGACGCATTCGCTTCTTTTCAGCAGGATCCAAAAGCCTTTATCGCTCGGTCGAAAGAACTTCGGGCGTTGGCGGCAAACACCAAAGCCTCAATGGAAGAACGTGTAGCAGCTAAAGAACAACTTAATCAAATGAACTATGCTGCTAGGTTCATTGATCCTCGCGCACTTAGAGGAGCGGCAGCAGCAGCCCAAAAAGATCAACAAATCAAACAGCAACAGCAATTTATTGCTGCCGGGAACGATCCATTGCAGGGTGGCCTGCTGCGTCTCAATCCCGCTCTTGCTAACGAAAATATGGCATCCGCTTCAAATCCAGTCGAAGCCCACAACGCAAGAGTTAGAGCTAACGGTCAAAATAAAGCCGAACCAAATCGTCAAGAGGCAGAAGCCAATCATCTTAAAAAGATGTTGGAAATTGCCCAAGAAAATTATCTAAAAACTGGCGATCCACGCTATCTCCAAGAAATTAACAAAATAAAAAATCCTGAAAAGGTTCGGGCTGAAGAAGAAGCTGAAGCCAAACGCAAGATGGATGACTATCGCGCCAAAAAACAAAGCGAAGAACATGGCAATGAAATAGCTCGTTGGCATGTGCGAGAAGGCATTGAGGACATTAGAGATCCAGGTGGAGTTAAGCGTGGAGCAGAAAAACTAAGGAAGTTTTACGCAGAGAAAGATAAGCAAAGGCAAGAGTTTGAAGGTCGGGTCTTTGCCCACGCCCCGACCTACGAAGAAAACATGCCAAAAATGCAGAAGGAATGGGATGAAAAGAATAAGGGATTTGTTGAAAATCGCCTGAAAGAACTTAATAGAGAAAGCAACGAGCGCCTCAATCGCAACCCAATACATGCTGCGATGTATGCTCGACTGGCAGATTCTCCTTATCTTGACAAAAAAGACATTGTTAAAAGAGCTACGGGCGGCATAGTGCCTGGCGTTGGGTCTGGAGATACCGTCCCCGCCTTGCTGGAGCCAGGCGAACTAGTCGTGCCCAAAAGACAGGTCCAGAAATTCGCCAACGGCGGCGTGGTGGGCGGCATCCAGGGATTCGCCAACGGAGGAATGGCACAGGGCGGGCCTGACCTTCTCGACGTCGCCGCCCGCTTCAACCAGGCTGCCACCCAGATCAGCCAGGGGCTGTCCGGCTTCTCCACCTCGGTTAGTACCTTCAACGGGGCCGTGGCCAACTTCGGCACCTTTGTGGACAAGTTCGACGAGGCGGTGGGCAAGATTCCAGGCCAGATCGAACTGTCTGGGGCGAACGACATCGTGGTCAACCTGATGGGCCAGGATTCCATCGTCAAGGCGGTCACCGAGGCTATCGGGCCGATGATCGCCCAGGCAATCCGGGATAGTCAGCCGGTTGAGCAGAGGGCGCAGTGATGAGTGTCTTCACGGGCAGGCTGGGGGACATACTCGCCACACCCGGGGGACTAGTCCTCGGGTTTGGCGGCGAGTCGCTTTCCTGGGAGTCGTTGAATCTGTTCCTGAAGGTCACCGAGATACCTTCGGGTGGGAATTCGCTGCCACTCCACACCCTTGGCGTATTTTCCGGCGTCGCCAACACGCTCCCCCTAGTCGTTAGTGGTAAGGCTTATGGCAAGGGGTTAAATTTATATATCTTGTGTAATAAATCTGATAGCCAACAAAACATGAATTTGTTTGTCGAAGGAGCCAACAAGAACCTTTCGGGTTCATTGTCTCTGGTGACAGTCAATAGTGCCACCGAATTGGTGGAAAACGCATTGCCGTTGATTTTGGAAGCCCCAGTCTTCGGCACCGGCTTGAATCTCGTGGTCTGGCGCACGCCTGAAGCCTTTTCCATGTTGCCGCTGACGGTGACCGGCTATGCCCAGGAAGCCAGTGCTGGCTGCGTATTGTATTTGGCTGGTCCGGCTGGAAGCAGCGGGTCGCTGGCCATGATCACGGCGGGTACTGGCGTGGGCACCGGTTCTCTTGATCTGACTATAGGAGGCAATTAATGCCAGTTCTTTACGGCCCGCAGGGGCAAGAAAAGGTTCTCGCCCCAGGACCCTTTGTCTCCATCTCCACCCAAATTGACCGGTTTGAAGATGGTCGCGTCAAGAAGTACTTATTCAATATCAGCCTCAAAGGGCGGATGCTGGCCTACAAGGGCGGGGTTCTTGCGAACACCAGCACGGCCGATTTGCTCAGTCAGGCCAACCAGCAACCGTCTGTGGTTACGCCAAACAGTCGTCAGGCCGAAATCCAAAAGAAAATAGGACAACTCAACGAGTTGTTTCGTCCCAAAAACCCGCTGAATCCGACCGAACGCGTCACCCTTCAGATCACCCCGTGGGACGCTTCGGGTTCCCTCTCCACGATCCTCTGCTATCCTCGCGTCAAATCGATCGATATCCCCGAGGGGCCGTTCACCGACTACTTCGAGTACACGATCAATCTGGAGGCCGACTACCTCAGGATCGGCACCAACACCATCGGCATGGACGCAGAAGACGATGTCGGCGTCGAAGAATCTTGGTCGATGGAGCCGGATGACAGCCTGCGGAAATACAAGCTGACTCATCAGGTCAGCGCCCAAGCGACGACACGATGGGTGGGTGGCACAACCAACCGGAACATGCGCGGCTTTGAGATTGCCCGGGCTGCGGTTCTGAAAAAGTTGGCGTCAGATACCGACCTTTCCGACAATGCCGCTCTCTCATCACCACCCTCCAGCAGAATCAAACTGAACGATCAACCAGCTGGACTCAGTTATTTCGGTCTTGGCGGGGCTTTGGCCAACGCCTTCAGCGAACAGCCTTCTGCTGGCCAAGACACGGTCAGGGCCTACGATGCCATCCGAACCGTCACGGTCGATGAGGCGGGCGGCAAGTTCAGCGTCAGCGAGTCCTGGACCATTGTTGATTTGGCGAAGGCAAACGCCGATCTGCTGGGGGCCTTGTCGGGCAACAATTACATCCCGGCTCTGGAAGAATTCAACATTAGCATCAAGGACTCGGCAGAATCCACGCTGAAGACGATTTCCATCGACGGCACCATCACCGCTTTGCGAACCAGCAGAACGGGGGCTTTTGAGCAGCCGGAAACCAAATATGTACACGCCAAAAGCAAATGGGATTTGCTGGCTGCCAACGAGTACAGATTGATCCGCGACCGAGTAATAGCGGTTTTGGGTTCCGAGTATTTGTCAAACAAACCAGCTCAAGTGACAATCGGCCACAACAAGGTGGCTGGCACGATCACTTACAATGTCGAATTCAACAACAAATACCGCCCACCTGTATTTGTTGACGCCAAGTTCTTTGAGGTTAGTTTTACGGACAATGGTGGCGGGCCACTTTTTGCCGCCATCGATGTCTTGGGGCGGGTCGATGGGGCCAACCCGCTTGGCAAGGGTCCTGTCTATCAGAATTTGATGAATATCACCAAGACAACTCGGGACATCACCATGGAAGTGGTAGTGGGCACGGTGAATCAAACGGATGGGCGTCCGGTCAAGCCGACCAGAGAACAGGCCTTCACGGCGCTTGCCCAACTCAACATCATCCCCAACACGGCCATCTATCCAAAGTTATTTGTTGAAAAAATAACCGATGGATTCAACTACACGACTGGCCGCTACAACTTCAGTGTGACCTATGCCTACGGAAAGTGACTTCCAATACCTTGTGCCGCAGATCACACACGGTTCCAACAACCGGACCCTGTTGGGCTTTTATGTCCAACAGGCTAGCAGCAGTGTCTCTTGGGGAGATAACGGAAGCTCTCTAAATATATCTCTTGTTAAAGAAAATTCTGACTTTAATTATTCTTACAATGATTTCCCGTGTCAGGTTGGCCACCCCCTACGATTTCGTTTGGGCGGTTATTTTTTTGGCGGCATTCTGTCCAAAGTCACCCAGAAAAAACAGGTTTCCGGTCTGGGCTACGATATCGTCGTGGTGGATCCGCGGGAAATCCTGCAAGCCACACAGGTCATCATTGGCCAGTATGTGGGGGCGATACCGGTAGGCGTCACTAATGTTATCAACGCCTAT